GGTCTTGGCACACCTTGGTGGCCATGCTGGTGGCATAAGCGCCAACCACTTCTTCAGGAGAGATGCCTTCAAGTGAGGCAGTAGCGATGATGCCGGGGACGAGAGTGTCGTCGATAGAGATTGTGAAGTTAGCCATGGTCAAACAGCAGCGATTGAAAGTGTTCCACCGTTTGCCACGGTGAGGCGATAGCGGGTGCCATCAGGTGATGCAAGGATGATGCCTGCACCAGCACCACCGATTTCTAGTTTGTCGTCAGGGGCAGCGGTGGCGATTCCTACGTTGCCTGCATTCTTAATGACCATCCGGGTGCTACCAACACCAGCGGCTCCATATGTCTGGAACAGTAAGTCATGGTCCGTACCGCCATTTCTAAGGCAATAAATACCTCCAGAATGGTTTGTATTATCGTTGCTATTCTGGAATCTAATTCCAGTCTTGTTTCCATTAGTGCCGTCGTTTTGGATTCGTAAAACAGCGTCTCCAGAACTTTGCGCTAAATGCAGAATACTTAGAGGACTTGACTGGCCTAGACCTACTTTCCCATCCCCCTGCACCACCATCCGACTTGTGCCGTTGGTTTGCAGATCAAGGAGACGACCGCTGAACCCACTCGCTGCATTAACACCAAGACCAGTACCACTCGTGCTCCAAGCAGTCGAAGTCGTACCAGTTGGTTCAATCAGCAGTTGAGGCTTAGTCGTGGTAGACGTGCCACCAGTGAACCAGGAGCCAGTGAAGGAGACAGGAGGTGTGGATGCAGCACCTGCAAGGCTGATGTTGATCTCACCAGTGCTGCCGATATTGGCAGAGGCAAGACCAGCTTGAGCACCAGCATTGTTATACGTCAGTTGCCCACTAGACCCAGCAACTAATGCGACGGTGCCAGTGGCATCCGGGAAGCTGATCGTTCGGTTAGCAGTTGGTGTGACCACCTGCACGGTGGTTTCGTAGGTGCCGCCGTCATCGAGGTTGATGTCGCCGCTAACGTCTAAGCTTTCAAACTCTCCATTAGGGCTATCAGTGGCATCAAAATTGCCAGTAAATGGATTGAATTTATATCCCATGGTCCTCAGCTCTTGGTAACTGAAAGCAGCGTAGAGCCACTATAAGCAAGTGCTAGTGTTCCCACTGTAGTGCCACCAGAGCCACCAGTCTTATATTCCACACCCGTCAAAGTAGAGCCGCTATAAGTGAGGGCAATGTAATCATGCTCAGGAACACTCAGCCCTTGCACCACTGGCAGAGGATTGCCACTATCATTTGTCACCTCCACTTCAGCGCCAATGGTGACGCCACTAATCGTCACGCCACTGGCAAATGCAACAGGCACGGGGCCACCATTGAGATCCCCACGAATCAAGAGAGCTTCATACTGCTCCCCATTGATAACTCTCTGTGCCATAGTGATGAAGCGCTTATCCTTCCATGTTACTACAAAAGGACAAAAGCTATGCCCTAGTCAGCTCTTGACTATCAGCTTCATGAATTCCACCAAGATGGCATCTGCCTTGGTTTTATTTTGCACAATGAAGAAGATCCTATCATCAGTGGTTAATTGCACAAGTGTTTGAATGGTGCCATTTTTGGGCTGGTTGGATTGCGTGCCTGCGTTTACATAGATTTCACTTTCAGAAATGCGATCAGCATCAGCGTCCAATGGAGAAGATGCGTCACGATTAACGCCAATATAAAAACCACAAGTGTCTTGACTGCCGGAGTAAAAACTAAACGTGGCAATGGCATGGAAAAGCCCATTGGTTCCTTTGTACTTGAGAGAATTAGTTAAGGCATCTTTTTCAAAATTAGTTAATGAGCTGGCAGTCATCGCCCCAGAAACCACAGCTCTTCCATTGGCTTGATCAATGGGAGTGGTAACTGTATTGGCTTTCAAATAAATGACACCAGAATCTGCGCTACGTGGCGGTCCCTGTGTGCCTGGCGCAGTCAGTAGTACGTTTACATCGCTACTGGTTACATTAACACTGGCATTGTTTTCAGTAATGAGAACCGTGCTTTGCTGCTCTTGAATTGTTACCGTGGTCATAGTCAACTTCTCCAAGAAAAACCTTCGCTCCAAAAAACACTACCTTCAAGCAGATAATATTTATCTCCTTCTGCTGTCGTCACTAGCACGTCATATTGACCCTGCTCGGTTATGCCGCTCGTCACGGAAGCCTCCAAGCGCATAACAAACATGCCACTAGGCTGAGAAACGTAAGGTGTAGAAAACGTAGCAAGCTTATTTGTGCCAAGCCTGTTCCATAGACTACCACTAATCGTGTAGCCACTCATATTAACTGGCGTTCCATCGCTGTCTTTATATTGCACTGCCATCTCAAACGTGGCACCCTGTTGCAGTGTGATATCGTAGCGGCCTGGTTGTATCATGCCCCAATAAAGCGCCTAGTCTTCTCAATCTAGCAATAGTTTTGACCATTAAAAAGGAGGGCTTGAGGCCCTCCTTTTAGCTATTTACCTTGGCCGCGAAGAAGCTTCCTTCCGTGGCTGCTCTTGCTGTTTCGCCCATTGCCCTGGCGGGTGCGCTTGGGCTTACCTTCAATGTGAGTGGAGCCGGTGGGGCTCTTTTTAGGCTTACCCATTGATTATGGCTCCTGAGGCCAAACGATCTCCCATGGAAAACCTTCTTGGTTTGGGATGTCACGAAGTGCCTGCCGATAATCAGCCCATGCGGCGGCATCCACTGGGGCGTCTGCAAGTTGAGTCCAATCACAATCAGCAAGAAGCGTATTGCGCTTTTCACGAATGGCCTTGGCTTGCTCTTCGTCTTTGCGCGTTCTGTATTCTGCTTCTTGTTCAGCAGCAGTGTGCAGCGTCCCTTCTTCGTCTGTGTAATCAGAGAAGACAGGGCCAGCGATGTATTTGGTAAACCATTTGCCATCAATCTCTTCAACGCCATCGCGCTGACTGTATTGATAGGGACCAGAGACAGTGGCCTGTGGTCCTTCAAATACCACGTCATAGCCGAAGCTTTCAAAGATTTCAGCAGTGAGTTGTTTGGGAAAACTTGTTGCTGAAAATTCAGCGCGGAATTGGCGTTCGGTGATAATGGCGCCGGTGGTGCGGTTGCGGAGTTCCATGATGATCAGGCGATAGCAAGGAAGATGTATTCGCCATTAAGGGCGTTAATGGCAGCAGGAGCAGACGAAGAGATCTGGAAACCAGTGCTGAGGGGATCGATAAAGTCTGTACCAGTATTTTGTGAAGCGGTGGCGTTGAGCCGTAAATAGGGATCGTTACCGCTAACAATGCCGCGTGCAGTGTCCCAGACGTACCAGTCACCTGTGGAATCGGTGCGCTTGATTAGAACGAACCGTGCGCCTGCAGTGAAACCGCAGTCAACACTGAGCGTGGTGCCAGTGCCGGTGTAGCTGCCGACTTTGCTCACGCCGGGGCAGGTGGCGAAGAGGTAGGCGATGTAGCTATAGGTGTTAGTGTTGGTTGCCCCCGCGTTCACAACCGTAAATGTGGTTGATGTGAAATCGGTGTTTCCAGAGACAGAAAAGTCTTGCCCTAAAGAACTTGCATTAGTTAAGTTGAGGTAGACGTTGTAATTCGTTCCATATAGCCCTGTGCCAGTGATACCCTTGTGCCAAGTAGCCCAAGGCTGGGCCTCGTTTCTGCATTTAATAATTACCATTTCTGGCTTTACTTGCAAATTGTGAGTTATGTTTCGATCACTACCAGAGCCATTGCCCGTATAAGCCACCACGTCGAAGAAGCCGGGGGCGCGGCGGAAACTCCAGTAAACACTAGGTTGAGCAATGCTCCAGTTGTCGTCTTCAAAGCCTGTTTGATAATCAAACTTTGCAAGAGATGATGCTCCTTCCGCTGCAGTTGAGGTTGTATTTAGTATTACGCCGTCGCGAAGTCTATCGACAACATAGTTTGAAGTAGCAGAGCCTGGCCTAGTGTTTATGCTTAAATCTACAGGGAAATCAGTTGTTACAAATCCTCCGCCTGTTTGAAGATCTGCATCAAACACCGTCGTCGCATCTTCGGGCGTCTTCATCGGACCACGGCGGATGGCGATGTAGATGAAATTATCGAAAGCAGCGCCAGCATATCCAGTAGCCGATAAAGTAAACCCAGTGGAACTTGGTGCTATCGTGTAATCCGTTACTGTAGATTCGGCCTGATTAGAGTTTGGCTTTAACCTTTTTGCGCTAAAAGCAGAATATAAATTAGAACTTTTTAAGGCTCCTGCACCACGCATGGTGTCGTAGATTGCCCAATCTCCGCCATACTCCGTGCTTTTAATCATCACGAACTGCGGCTCGTACCCAAGACTAACAGTGGCAAAACCATTTGCATCTAGTGCAGTTTCTCCACACTTAATCACACTTTCCGCACCATCATCGCCAAACCCGCCAGCGTCGTGCGCAAATAGGTAGGCGACGAAGGTACCATTAGAAACGTTAGTTGAATCTGCTGTTCCTACCGAAAAATGCGTGCTGGTCATGGAGACATTCCCGGAAGTGCCCCATCTGTTATATGTAGTAACATCAGATGCTGCGCTGCTGTTTAGAGTAAGGAAATCTTTGTCTGGATTAGCCAAACCGCGGTGATAAACAACCCAATTTTCTGAACTGTCGGTTCTTTTGACAATGATGCAACCCGGCACGCTGCCAAGGTTGTGGGCGATGGTGCGGTTGCTGCTATTTCCCGTATAAGTCACCACATCAAAGAACTTCTTCGCCTTGCGGAAGGTCCAGGAGGCGTGGTTATAGCCGTTGTTATTCCTTCCATCGGCAGTATTGTTTTCACCTTGCACAGTAAAACCACTGCTTCCGTGCTGGATCCCAAAGCTACTTGAGAAAACTGTTTGACTTTCAGTTGTATTGGTTCTTATCGTGGCGTTGTTTCCTCGCTCCGTATCCGATACAAGGTTGTTAGAGCCATTGGCATCTCGATTTTTAATCCAAACCATTCCCCCTTCACCCGTCAGATCAATCCCATTCGTGATCGTCTGCGTGGTGCCGTTGCCGGTGTAGAGCCAAGTGCTAAATACGTCTTCAACATAAATGGGCTGACCGCCTGCACTAGCGGCGCCGAGCAATGCGCGTTCGTACGAAAGCATTCGCCTTTCTCCTCAGTTGACGTAGTCTACAAGCGAAGCGCCGCGCCAGCGCGTACCACTATCATCCGTGACAAATACAAAAAGATGCGTTTTGCCAGTGGTCAAGGTCGGGGCAGTATCAGCAGGCCACTTCACCGAGGAAGGCCATGTGATAGTCCCAGACGTGTGCGTTACTTCCAAAACGAAACCATACGCGCCTGATGGCACACTGCCAAACGTAAATGTGCTATTTGAATTAATCGTGATATAGAAATAATTGCCAGTTGAACAATTAATAGACGTAGTTGTACTGGTAGCGTCTTCCTTGATTCTCCCCGTAATATCAAGATTGGCAATTGTTACAGTGCCAGTAAGCGAAGGGCTAGCAAGAGGAGCCTTGGCATCCAGGGCTGTCTGCAGCCCATCTACATTGCCAATAATGTGAGCATGCGAATCATCCGCCACTGCAGCGGTGATCGTAATATCAGCACCACCATTGAAACTAGCGCTACCACTTAGGTCACCACCAAGGCTAATCGTCCGGGCAGTTTGCAGAGCAGTCGCAGTAGATGCATTGCCACTAATCGAAATATCCCAAGTGCCAGATGCTCCACCACCAGTCTTTGTGGGTGCGTCATTGGCGATCTCGGCATTCACAAATGCCGTGGTGGCCACCTGCGTTGTGTCGGTGCCCACTGCCGCCGTAGGTGCCGTGGGAACACCGCTCAATGTGGGGCTGACAATTGTCGTGCCGCTGGCCAGCGCATAAGAATTCACCCACGCAGAGCCGTCCCAAATCTTAAGCCCTGCAGGCGTTGTGCTTGTATCAAGCCAGGTTTCGCCTTTGCTATTACCAGAAGAGCCTCCCGATGCAGGGGTGGCATTTGGAGCGGTGCTGCCCACAAAAGTGGGGCTCACCTTCACCAGCGCATCTGCATCGCCGCGCAGATAAATAGCCGGATCTGTTTCGTTGTAATTGACAGCAATTTGACCGACTGCAAGGCCCGTCGCAACGGGACGCTTGCTGGCTGTCCCGCTACGAAGATTCTGAATAGGAACTGTCATGACCGGTTAATGCCACAACAGATGTGGCTTTAATTAATAAGTGCCGCAGTCAATGGCGTCTGTGGCAGTATTTACTATAGCCACCAACTGATTCGCAGTTAAGTCCTGAGGATCGCCAGTTCCGTTTGCAGCAGCACGTCCTTTAACGGTTGCTTCCGCCATGTCAGACAGCTTGGTGTTATCAACAGTGTTCGCGGGAATCGAACTGGCAGAGAACACTGCCCAGACAATATTGTCTGCATCTAAAACAGGGTTTTGCGTAATCTGCACATACGCAATACCCCCGTTAGCTGCACCTTCGGAAATGAAAGTGAATGTACCAGCAGACAGCTCTGCCGACGCATTGGCGTCGTCCGCGCGTGTCAACACTGCAGGATTGCTGCCATCACCAGTTTCACTGACGACATAGATGCCGTTTTGTGTTTGATCTGTCTGATCTTTCAACAGGACGCGATCGCCCTGACTAAAAGTAACCGTATCAGCAGAGAATGCACCATTGGAACCGGCAACAAGATACAGTGTGTGCTCAACTGTAATAGTGCCCGAGCCGGTATCTGAAATTACGATGGGAGTATTGCTGGCAGCGTCAGCGGCCGTATCGGCCAGCTTAATTGTGTTTGTGCCAGTATCAATTACAAAATATTCAGTATTTGCTGCATAGCCGGTGGGCAATGCGGCGGTAGAGGAAATGTAAACACGCTCACCAGTGTTAAAACCGTGATTGTTAATCGTCAGCTCATTAGCGCCAACATCAACCGACGAGACAGTGCCAATGCTGTTGAAATAGGTGCCAACAAAATTTGCGGTGGTAGCAGCTCGCGATGCTTCTTTAACTGTCAGACCCTGGGCAACAGCATCGGCATAGCCTTTGGTTGCTGCGTCAGTATCAGCAACAGGCTCCGCTACGTTTGTAAGGCGGAAGCCGTTGAAATTGACATTTTGAGACGCGCCATTCAGCACGTTGTCGGGCACTACGTCAATGCTCACCGCATTGCTAACAGTGCCAACTGTTACCTTCGATGAACCGGCACGAATGCTTTTAAGCTCCGACCGATATTCTCCTGCAACAGCAGCTTTGCCATTGACAACCAGAGATTGGCCAGTGCCGCCAACGTTGGCGATGTAGGAAACACCCTCAAGATTGAACAGTGCGTCCTGCGCGTTTTGTCCCTCGGTGCCACCTTGACTAATGCTCAGCGGCGTCGTCATGCCACTCAGTGACGTGATGTCGCTGTTGGCGCCCGCTGCAGCGGCGCCAATGCCGTTACGAGCAGTTTCGGGAGTGGTGCCAGCGGTGCCGCCCTTTGCTACAGCCAGAGGACTACCAACGGCAAAATCATTGATGTCAATATTGCCAGGTACAACGTCATAAACGATGCTCTGACTATCGTCCGTCAAGCCCAGGCTCAGCTTATTGCTGCCAGCCTTTAGAGCACGAATGTCAAGCTGCTTTGTGCCATCGCCCAGCGTAGTAATGCCAGACAGTGGGCTATAAGTGGTGCCACTGCCAGCCAGCCCCGATGCAGTGGAAACAGTGTTGGTATTGATCGTCCAGTTAACGCGATCATTCCCCGAATCATCGGCGCTCACGAAAGTAACGCCAGCGCCAGGAATCAAATTGAGTTCCTGACGGGTGCCAACAGTTGTTCCGCTATTCGTAAAAATAGTCTTTTGAGTGGTTGTATTAGCAACCACGGACAATGTAATAGTATTGCTTGCATCGTTATATACAGCGCTAATTCCGTTGCCTTCTGTAATCAGAAGGTCCACCATGTCTTGAAGGCTTTCCTTCAGATTGGCATAAGTAATCTTCTTGGTTACGCTCTGAGACGGATTGGTCGTATTGTCAACAACGACGAACAAATCATCGTTGTTGGGCGTAACAAGCGCAACAAGATCAGAAATTAATTTTGTCTGCGCCATGGATTAGGAAGCCCCGCTGACTTTGATTTCCTTGAATACTGGTATCGTAGCACTATTGCTAGACTCCCTCGTCCAGAAGAATGGTCGCAATGTTTTAGTGGTGCCGCTAAATGTGTGAAGCAAAGCGTCATTCCGAAACACTTCTACGGCGCCACTAAGTCCAGTGCGCTTAACTGAAAAAGTATCGTCCGCCTTTAAGTAAACAGGGCCACCACTGACAATAATATCAATGCCACTACCGGCTACTGCGTCAGCCCTAGTGGCGGCAAGCTGAATCTTGTTTGCGCCAGACGGAATGACGTAGTAAGTAACGCCGCTTTGCAATGGTGCGGGGGTGCTGCCGCTATAGGCAACCACTGCATCGCCAGTGGAATAGCCGTGGCCGCTAATGGTCAATGTGTCAAAAGCAATGTCTGTTTCTGTGCTTACGCGATTCTTCATTACAGAACCAACAGTGCTACCAGCGCAGCACACATTGACGCGGGTGCCATCTGTGCTGTTTTCGGCGAAGCTAATGGGATAGATGCCGAACCCTACGCCATTGTCCTTGATTTCATTTGCGCTGCGCCATGCAGACACAGTTGAGATGTTGTCAGCAGTGGCAACACCAATGGCAGTGGTGCCTACGGTATCCCCACTGACAATGGCATCAAACATCTCTGGATCCACTTTGAAGCTAAACACTCCATCACGCGGATCTTGCGTGGGATTCTGAAAGATTTGAGTGCCAATACAAAACGCATACGCACGGTCTTCCAGCTCCACGGGAAGACCGCTAGGCGATGTGTTGATGATAGAACTTCCAGTTGCCATACTCACCTACTAGCGCAGCCCGTAGTTCAGGAAAATCCGCGTTTCGGGCGCAGGGCTAACAACATTATACGTGTTTGAAGTTGTGCAGTTATAAGCCCTCATCCATTCGGCATCCTTCTCGGTTAGTGAATAAACAAGCAAAGCATCATCGACTCGACGAGCTGCAAATACAATTGCACCTTGATCAATGGGACGAGCACGAGAAGCGACTGCTTGGTCGATCACGAGGTCATAATACGCTGTTCCAAAATCTCCAACTTCAATCCCCTCCCCGATCAGTGCAGCGCCGTCCAAGGCCGTTCCAGTTTTTGTAGACGAAATTTGAATGTCATAAAAGCCAGACGTGGAAACAACGTAATAAGTGGATTGCCCCACCACAAAACGGAAACCATTCTCAAGCGTATGCTTGCGATTCAGAGTGATCGTGCCGTTTGCGGCAATACTTTCAATCTCGTAATTTTCATTGACAATTGGGAAATCAAACTTACTGTCATATTCAGTAGTAATAGCCTCCCTTACCAAGTCGTAAATCTTCGTGAGATCAACACGCTCTGGCTTGTTGGCAGCCATGTAGAAGGTGCCAAGTGTCTTGCCGCTAACTGTCTTCTTGATTGTGAAATTCCCCTCCAGTGTTCCCATGTCAGTCAGCGTGTATGTATCCTCCGCTGAAATAGGCACAGAATCAGGAAGCTCTGTGAAGAGATCAAAGACCTCACCAGCAACATCTTCGCCCTGCAGAATGGCTTCTGCCACTCCGTAATTACCAAGATTGTCAGAAGGAAGCGTGCCATTAATATGGCCCACTTCTTCGCGCATGTCACCAAACTGAGGGTCACGTAAAATGGCAAGCTCTGTGCGATAATTGCTCATCGCATCAAAGCTCTTGGGCAAACCCTGAAGCGTATTCAAAATGCGTCCAGGAGCAAAATCCTTGGCACGCAAAGCAAACAATGGGAAATAGTGCGAAGCTTCTGAGCCATTCAGCACCGGTCCAATGTCTCGTCCGCCAGAAAGATCAAGGCCATGCATATCGGCCTTTTCACTCTCACCACCATCGATTTGCAGGCTCAGACCATATTTGATGATGTATTGAGGCTCTACCAAGTAGCCGCTATTGCTAATTTCAATGGTGAACGGCAGGGCTGGCGTGCCCAGGCTCGGAGCATCGAGGCTGTCAGGGATGAGTAGCTCGTGCATCAGCACCCAACGCCCACGAGGGGTGTTGGACACTGTTACAGGCAGATCTGTGGCCTCGTCTACGACAAATGCATAGAAACGAGCAGAGCTAGCGCCATACCAGCCCCATTCCACCAGATACATGCAGTTCTTAGTGAAATCGATGGACGCATTGCTACTTCCGGCGCCATCAAGCTTGTCGCCATTGAACTCGCTACGAGGGACGATGATCTCCTTAGGGAGACCATCGCCCGACGACCGCCGATGAACAATGCGGAAATTATCACCTTCCCCATCAGCGATGATCTGGAAGAAGAAGCCGTCGAGAGTGTCGCCAATGCCCCACAGCTTCTCGCAAGCCGGCAAATCTGCCAAGCTCATCTGCAGGCAAACAGATGAGCGAATGACGCGGCCTGTTTGATAGCGAAAACGCTTCTTGGTGCTAATCCTTACGCGCTGAAAACCACCTGTGGCTTTCGCTAATTCAACGCGAACTGCTTTTCGGTCTGGATCGTGCTGAATGTAGCCCGTTGGTAGCGGACTATATTCCACCAGCACGTCTTCAAGCTGGGTCCATTTGGCACTCTCAAGATCGTCTTCGCCAATCTCATTGAGACCCTGAATCTCGCTTACATAGATGTCTTCCCGGAGGTCGTAATCATCTGTGTAATTAAAAAGGCTGAGAGTTTTCTCAACCCGAGGAGTGCCGAAAAAGTCGGAACGAATTTCAGTGGGCTTCTCTTTGTAAAAACTAATAGGCAGATCTCCGCCAGACAGCGGTACAACAACGGGAATACCCGCCGCCATAAGATCCTGCCCTACTGGAAAATCACCAGCCTCCTGGAGAACAGTGCCTGCATTGGCGCCACTGGCAACGACATACCGTCGTTGCCCCACCTCATGCGGAAGCTGATAATAAGCCATGTCGATTAATTAGCGTTCGCCCCAAGTGATAGAGCCAGCAACAGTGTTTCCACTGTTGGCAATGCTCTGAGCAGTCAACACGAGAATGTCACCAGCACTACCGTTTTCATTTGAAATGGGACGGGTGAGGAATTCGCGGTTGTAACGGAAAATCTCATCAAGGACGATGTTTTGACCATCGTCATCGCCTGTAAAAAATGTCGCAACAGGCTCGCCGCCAGTAAGACCCGTGGCCGTTGTGTTGTATTCAATGGCGGAGAGTTGAGCAGTGGATGTAAATACGCCAGAGGCGGTCACAGGATCCACAGTTGTGCCGCTAATCACAAGGCCAGAAGGGTTCTTGATTAGCGCAAATTTAGTGCGATATTGCGATGACAAATTTGCCATCAATGGCACAACTCGCATGATATTTTGCTTGCTATTGCCGTCTTCGTTTGTAATGTTTTCTTTGCAACGAATGGCAAGTAGTGGTCGAACTGCACCCGGATCAATACTGGCAGCGTTGCCCTCTTGGGAGAAGATGTCATACTTACTGGCATCACCACCATCAATTTCCGCCTTGGTGCCATACACCTTCAGGAATACGGCCTGAGAAATGTTTCCAGTTTTTGTAATCTGGAAAGTCATGGGCAAATTAGGATTGCCCAGGCTTGGGAACGGCAGACGGTCGCAAGTATTGATCTGGTGAATGGTCACCCAGCGAGCATTCTTGGCAGTAGCACCAGCAGGCAGGTTCTCATCCACCGGCACGTAGGCCATCAGGCGACATGCAGAACCGCCATACCAGCCCATCATGATGCGGAACATCGTGACGTTTGACAGGCTCAATGTATGCACGCTGCTGCCTGCGCCATCGAGCTTGTCACCATTGAATGCACTCCGCGGCACAATCTCTTCCATCACGGAAGGATCAGAAGGCAGCACGCGATAGCGATGGTTGTTATAAAGACTTGCAGAGTCGTTTACGGTGAAGTCAGTGGAGCCAACAGGCGCACCGTGGTTCTGAGGGCTTTCACCAGAATTTGTACGACGAACAAAATACAACTCATCGCCAACCACCCGAATGACGTAACCATTGCTGCCGTCAAAAATGCCGAACTCAATGGTGGCATTAGCATCACGCAACATGCTCACGCCAAAGCTGGCATCAGTGATGCGGCCAGTCTGATATGGGAACACCAAGCGGCTCTGCATCCGAGCTTCGGTGCTATTCGGAGCGTTGGTATTAATCAGGAGCTGAGCGCCGCTTTCCTGGGGCAGGTGCGTGACGCTGGAATAGTCTGGAGTGCCCGTGGGATCCGCTGTCAGCTTCCAGGACTTCGGATCAATAGCGAGAATATTGGTGGAATCCCAGAGCTGCAGACTGCTCTGAACACGAGGATTACCAAGTAAATCATCATGCACCTCTGAAGGTGCACTCAGATTGTCAAGAATGGGGACGGGAGTTTGGTCACTCGCAATAACAACAGGCAGCGACTGCGCCATTGTGGCCTGACCGGCCTGGATAGGCTCAGTTCTGCCAACTGTTACTACCTGTTGACCTTCTTCGATGTCAGGCATTGTTCATCAAATTGAGGTGATGCGAGGCTTAACCTGCAGTGTTCCTAATACAATCGTATCCTCTTTGAGCACTCTTAGAGTGCCATTTGCTGCATCAGAGCTATAAAGAGGAGTGCCGCCAGATGGCACCACTTCAAATTCAGTGTTGGAAAGAATCGAAAGCGTATTGGCTGTATAGGTGGCATTGTAGCCAGAAACCGTAGTTCCAGCTATGCGAACAATGTCGGTAGATGAAAGATTATGGTTGCCGCTAGTCGTCACTTTCATGCGATAAGTGCCAACAAGCGAATCAACAACTGTCCCCTGACTAATAGAGGCAATTCCACTCCCCTCCTCGACATAGTACAGCTCCTTCAAGTCCCACAAATACAGCGCACCAATGTCAGCAGGGTCTGCAGCCTGTCTCCCCACGTCATAAGTGATGGCACGCTCGCTATACCCACTAGCGATATTGCGACGCAACGCCTCGGTTTGTGCTGCTGTAAGAGCTAGTTTCAGATGGCCAGCAGTCTCAAGCTTGGTAATACCGAAAGTGTCAACTACGGTGCCACCAAAAGTCTCCTTGATCTGCGCAAGCACTTCCGAATTGGTGAAATCACGGGCAGTGCCAATAGGCTTTTGGAAAGCCAGGTACAGCTCGTCAAAGCTGTCCCCTTCTCGCACTGTTACGTTAATGCTTTCCATTAGCCGTCAATCAGTTTGTCAAGATTGGCAATAGCCTCGTTTCGCAGCGAAGAAGTAGAACGTACTGGACTTTGCAATTCTGCAATGCGAAGGAGAAGCTGCTGTTTCTCATTGCTAAGTCTACCAATCTCCGCATGCAAGTTCGCAAAATGCGTGCTAAGAGAAATTGTCTCATTCATTTCATCTTGCAGTTTCTTATTCTCAACCTCAAGAAGTGCAATCTCCTGTTCATAAAACGCCACCTGCTCACGCTGTTCATCATCAAGAACACGCCTCTCGACGATTCGCTCCCGTTCCGCAGCCAAGGGCGCTTTTACCGCCTGGGCGTCGCGCTGGAGTTTTGTGACGTCCGCCGACAACGTGGCCGCTTTCGCTTGAGCTGCAGCGGCCTTGCCTTCGGCCTGGCTCACCTGGCGCAGCAAAGAGGCGTTTTCTTCTTCAGTCTTGGCCAATTGACGCCTCAGCTCCCCAATCTCATTCCGAAGCATTGTGGCTTCGATAAGATCCCCCTTGTTGGCGCTGCCGGTCTTTCGCCCATTGGAACGGACAAGGCCACGGGCCTCATCCAGCGAAATCTCTTCAACAGGCGGCACTTTCCATCGCTCTACATACGAAAGGCGGCGCATGTCACCAATTGCCCGCCAATCCACCGCATAAGGCAGCCCTGCGGGGCAAGGAGGCAGTTCAATGTCAACAATGCCGTCTTGTACCTTGAAAACCAAATCCTTAGCAGGGGCGCCTATAAAGGCGCCTCCTGCTTTTACGAACAAACGGCCCTCTAAGGGACCATCCGCACCGTCAAGTCGACCGACAATGCGTGTCATGCTCACACCTCGCGATAGGTGACAAACGCCTGATAGTCAACACCGCTACTTACAACCGTCTCTAGACCCTCTCCTGCAGTTGTAGAAACAATACCCATAGGGTTGGACAAGACAAACTGGCCAGACGATGGGATGAGGAACGGAGGGGTGAGCGTGATTCCCGAGGCGCCGCTGCGGAATTGAACAGTGCCGCCGCTTGTTGCCGTGATGGCCACGTTTAACACTCGCAGCGCTTTCGTAGCTACGCCAGATACCACCACTTCTCCGCTAGTACTCGCCACCCATGCACTCTTGATGCCAGACGGCAAAATATCGTGTTGCAAGATGTAAGGCGTGCTTTCCGCGCCATTACCTACTGCCTGTACATAGGCAGAATTACCAGCGGCATCAAGACCAAACAGTGCCATGATTAAAAGAGCAAAAACAGCAGACGCTGGTTTAATTTAGAAGAGCCATCAGGAAGTCGCACAGTGTCGGGCGACGTGAAATCAAATCTCAATGGCGATGCAACAAATCGCTGGCTATAAGACCATGGCGACTGCCGCCTATTTATCCCGATTGTAGCAATCCTTATCTGATAAGACGTTCGTATATCGTAATCCTGCGAATCAATACGCACGTAATCAGCAGTAGTGCGGCCAAGGTCCACCCATCGGTCATCCTCTTCGCGATATAGCTCTACAGCAAACTCCTTGATGAGTGGATTGTTTCGCGGCTCATGCCAGCATATTGCAGGATTAATCGCATTCAAAATGGAATAGCCGCTGTATTGAGGCCATTTCCATGTCACTTCAATTTGCGCCATTAGGTGACCTTTAGTACAACACTGCCAGCACTAACCATTGGAGTGATGGTTAGGCCTGCAATTGATGTGGTCTCAGAAGAAAGCTTCGTGAAATCATCAACAATTGCATATTTATCTTCATAGTAAGCAGATGCCAACACTGTTATGACATTATCGTCCTCATTCAGTCCAATCACTCGATATTTGCGTGGTGTTGCTCCTGCCTCGCGAATGATCCATGCTGCTGGCAGCGCAGGCTCCTCGGTGAACGATGGAGAGAAAGTAATGTTGTCGGTGGATCCTGGACTACTTGTAACAGTCGCCGCAAGATCAAGACCATCCCCAGTGCGAATGATGATTTCATAAGTTTTATTGACTTCTAGGGACACTTCTCTGTCAAGTACCACTGCACTTGTTCCTGCAGCAGCAAGCATACCCGCGTAAATGCCAACGCTTTTATAGGGGTCTGCAATTTCAATAACTTCACCAGGCATCAAGAAGAAACCTTCTGCTGCCACCTTAAACGTAACAGTTTCCGTTTCATTCAGATTGGTAACTAGCGCCCAACGCCCTACGCGCTGGGCTTGCCCTTGAGACGTACAGCCAAGTGCTCTCACCTCAAGCTCGCGATAGCCATACCGATCAATGCCATCTCTATCTTCTACATATTCAATCTTTGCCTTGTAACGATCATCCTTATCATTCCATGACACCAGTGCAACGGTTTTTCGTGCCTTAAGGCCAGTACCCTCATAAACAAAAGCTGGCTTTGTCAGTTCCCCGCCATCAGACACCTCAACAATGACATTGGCGGGAGAAAACTGCTTCACTGCTGAAGCTTGGCGATCCTGAGTGGCAATGATTTGCCCTTGCGCGTAATAAATCATCCCGCGAAATGCCGCCGCCAACGAATTCAGCACCTCATAGGCGTCACCACGATTGTTGATGTAGCCATTAAAAGTGAAACGCTTTTCCGTTCCGCCTCGACCATCAGAAACCATCTCATCGCAATATTTGGCAATAGGAAGAAGAGAGTAAATGTCAATATCTTCTTTATCAATAAAATCGCCACAGCCATAGCGAGAGTTCGTCAAGAGGTCATAAAACACCCATACAGGATTGTTATTTGCCTCTGTCTTAAAGCTTCCATCCCACACTCCCGAATAGGCGTTAGAGGCTCCGTCATAAATTGTTGGCACTTGTATTTTGATGCCAAGCAACTCAGCGGAAATTTTTGGCACACTATCAAAAAATTCAGAAGAAACATTAAACCCCATCAGCGCCGAATTGGGATAGCGCAATGTATTTTCAATGATGCCGACAATCGCCTTGAAATAGAAATCATCATTGATTTTTAAATTGTCAGGATCACCTGTATCTCTTCTCACCCTTACTGTCCATGGCCCAGTGCCAGAAAGGCCAAATTCATATTCCGCGTCATAAGGCCCCCTCGACTTACCCTTGATACTTTCGCCTCTGTCTTCAATTATCGAACCAAGAGCATCAAAAATTTGAATAGTAAATTTCACCTCACTCCCTTTAACATCACCACCCTCTTGTTCTACGCGGAACAGTGATGCCACTCCCACTCGCACAACCAATTTGCTCAATGTGGAACTGGTTGTAGTTGCAGATACTGGTCCAATACGATTTTGTACTTTGATGCCCACTGATTGCTCGATACGCACATCATTAAATCCCGGCAATGACGACTGTGCCTGCGTGCCAGTAGCAAAAGAAATACTGGCACCTTCAAAATTTTTACTGCCATTTGGAGTAACAAGAGGCGTGTCATTTAAAAAGATTCTTTGCCCTCTTTGATTGGCAGAAAAATTGTCGGGAAAACCCTGCACTTCTCCTTCGCTAAAAAGCGCCAACACCTTCGCTTGAGCCTTGCTTCGCAAAGTGTCTGGATCTTCAACGGGGGCTTCGCCACCTTTGCCGCCAGCACCGCTAATTGACCATTGCTGAACTTCGCCAGTGAGGTTGTCCTTCATTGCTACGCTGGGATGTTTTCAGTGCTGATTGAAGAGGAAATAACCAATGGCGAAACGGCCAAATATTGCCCATACAGCAGCGGAATGGGGTAGCCCTGGGTGGTAAGCTCCACGGCCCGATCAAACATAAAGCTGTCTTTCTTCTTTGAATCAGTGCCAGGTGTTTGAATTCGTGGCGTGAGGAGGCCAGCAATTCCGGTTAAAACCAGGGTTGCGCCAATCCCAAACAGTGTGGTGCCAACACTGGAGAGGCTTCCGACAACTGCACCTGCTTTGGCAAGTCCGCCCCCTGCGGCAACCGTGCCAATGCCTGGAATGAATGCCAAACCAATCAGTGCTGCGCCCAATAAAATCTGGCCGATCGACATCCCCTTCCCCCCAGATCCAGCAATAACAGGAGCAATGATAAGCTGTTTGCAGCTCATCATCACGCCGTCATAATTCATTCCTTCTGGGTCTTCGTCAACAAGCTTGAAGCCCATTCCGTTTTCATGGGCTCCAGAAAGATAATCCTTAAACCCATCGAGCTGGTTAGACAACGCAGAAATGACATCCCGTGGATTGCGCACCATAAACTTATACGACCTCCCAAAGCGGCGTCCCAGCTCCCCAAGAAGCTTCACTTCTACCATGCGCCGCTTCATGCTTTTGCGTCCTCATGTCTCAGCGTCTTAGCTGTTACTTTAGCCCAATAACCCCCATAAACACTTTTCTCTGACAACCTGTCCATTAAGTGGTGATAAAAAGAATTGTCTTGCCCTGTCATTACTCCCACATGATTCGGAGATGGGGCGCCAACTTGCATTAATAAAATATCTCCTTTCTGTTCCGGGCTTTCTATCTCGTAAAACCCTTGCCGAGAGTAGTTGTCAACAAACATAGTCCACCCCTTGTTTTCCCATTCCATTTCATCTCCCCGCTCAAAATCATCAAGCTCAATGCCAAGCTCCCTCTTGTAAAAATCCCTCACAATGGCATAGCAATCATGAATGCCATAAGTCCATTGGCGCCCCTCATAAGGGGCGCCTCCAGTGGGGTCAGCGTAGAAAAAATCTCCCGATGGTGCATGGAAAACAATCCATGGCACATTGCTTTGTTTGCATGCTGCTACATCGGGCCGTGAAAAGCCCCTTGCGCCACCAACGTGCGAATGATACACCGCCTCCACTTCTCCCATTGCAGAAGCTTTTATGTAATCTTCGGCAGCAATCGTGAAATAATCGGAAGGCGATGGGGATGAATTGTGACAAGAAACAATCGCCCCATTGACAATCAATCCGCAACATTCATTAGGAGAAGCCTTGCGGGCTTCTCCTGCAATAGCCTGTTTAATTGAAAGTGGAATCATCTTGTCAAGTTGGCGCCAGGAAATCCACCAAATGGTAAGTTGCCATTAGTGAATCTCAATTGGCAACTTTGTAACCGCTTTCCGCAACGGTCACGCTTCAAAATATCATCCCCAGGAGGCAATGCCGCGTAGGCGGCATTAAGAGCCGCCTGCGCAGCATTGAATTCAGTAAGAGCGTCGTTATACAGGCTTAATGCAGCATCATATTCTGCCGTCTTACTGGCACATTGCGCTGCACCATATTCCACGGAAGCCAGGCTTCTCATGGGAGCGAAGCCTGGACTTGCATAG